ATAAACGAGCTGGTGATGTCGGTGGCGCTGACGTCATATTCCAGACAGCCACGGCGGATAACGTCTTTTGCCTTGAGCACCATTGCGGTTTTCATTTCCGGCGTGTAGCGGATGTCGCGCGCGGCGGGATAGAACGAGCGCACGAGCTGGAACACGCCGACACCGAGGCCGGTGGCATCAATACCGATGTATTCGACGTTATATTTTTCGGTGAGTTTGCGGATGGATTCAGCCTGAGTGGCAAAGTCCATGCCTTTCCACTGGTGACGCTCAAGTATTCTGAATTTGCCACCGGCCACCACCGGCGGTGCCAGCACCACGCATCCGGCGCTGTCGCCACGGTGTGACGGGTCGTAACCAATCCATACCGGACGTGAGCCGAACGGATTGGCGGCAAAGGGTGCATAGTCTTCCCATTCTTCCAGCGTGTCGACCATGCAGCGTTGCAGCTCCTCGAACGGGAACACTGACGCCTTGTCGTCAACAAATTCACACATGAACAGGTTTTTAAAATCGTCGGCGCTGTTTTCGCGTTTGAGCTGTTCAATGTCGAACAGCGTGCAGCCACCTTTCAGGGCGTCCTCAATGGTGACAATCTGCCGCCACTGGCCGTCTGCACAGAGAAGCCCACCGGCAAGGGCGTTATGACTGACGTCGATTTCCACGCGTTCGGCGGCGCTGGCGCGTCCCCGGTTGAACAGTTCACCCGACCAGAACGGGTAGGCGTCGTGCGCCAGCGTGGACGGAGTGGAGAAATAGGTCGATCGCAGGTGACTCTGTGAGGCCATACCTGATGCCACCTTACGCAGTACCTGAAAATTCGGGATCCAGAAAATCTCATCGACGTACAGGTCGCCGTTATGGCTCTGCGCGGTGTTGGAGTTGGTGCCGAGAAAAATCAGTTTTGCGCCGTTATTGCCCAGGACAATCGGGTCACCGGTCAGGTCAACGTCAACCAGCCGGGCAAAGGCGATGATGTATTCGCGGAACACATACGCCTGCGTTTTACTGGCCGACAGAAAAATCTGGTTATGACCGGTTTTCAGGGCGCGCAGCAGCGCCTCGCGGGAAAAATAAAACGTCGCGCCAATCTGGCGGGATTTCAGGATATCGCGGATGCGGTGCTCAAGCCCGGCGCGATACCAGTGCAACTGATACTCGAAAGACTGCTCAAAGAAAATCTGCTCCAGCTTTTCGATGGCCCCGTCACTGAAAAAATTCTTTTTCGGTTTGCGACGCCCGCCTTTGTTGCGGTTAGCGACGTTCGGATTAAGGTCTGCCTCGTTGCCGGTCTGACTGTAACGGTTGACCCGTGCCAGTCGTTCAATCTGGCGTCCGAGCAGGTCAATTTCCTTGAAGTCACCGCCGGTTTTCTGCGGTTTGATGATGAGCTGGGTCAGCCGCGCTTCCAGACTCATTTCGACACGGCTGATGGGGGCAACGCTGTCCCAGCCGTCGCGCTGTTTCCAGCTCTGCACCGTCGGGCGTTTCATCTGCAACATGGCGGCAATCTGCGGCACGGAAAATCCCTGCCAGTACAGCAGCGCCGCCTGACGACGCGGGTCGTGTAAAAGAGTGGTGTCTGTGGTGATGGTCATGAATACCTCGCCGTGATGAATACACGGCAAGGCTACTGAGTCGCGCCCCGCGATTCGCTAAGGTGCTGTTGTGTCAGTGATAAGCCATCCGGGACTGATGGCGGAGGATGCGCATCGTCGGGAAACTGATGCCGACATGTGACTCCTCTAATCACTATTCAGGACTCCTGACAATGGCAAAAAAAGTCTCAAAATTCTTTCGTATCGGCGTTGAGGGTGACACCTGTGACGGGCGTGTCATCAGTGCGCAGGATATTCAGGAAATGGCCGAAACCTTTGACCCGCGTGTCTATGGTTGCCGCATTAACCTGGAACATCTGCGCGGCATCCTGCCTGACGGTATTTTTAAACGTTATGGCGATGTGGCCGAACTGAAGGCCGAAAAGATTGACGACGATTCGGCGCTGAAAGGCAAATGGGCGCTGTTTGCGAAAATCACCCCGACCGATGACCTTATCGCGATGAACAAGGCCGCGCAGAAGGTCTATACCTCAATGGAAATTCAGCCGAACTTTGCCAACACCGGCAAGTGTTATCTGGTGGGGCTGGCCGTCACCGATGACCCGGCAAGCCTCGGCACGGAATACCTGGAATTCTGCCGCACGGCAAAACACAACCCTCTGAACCGCTTCAAATTAAGCCCTGAAAACCTGATTTCAGTGGCAACGCCTGTTGAGCTGGAATTTGAAGACCTGCCTGAAACCGTGTTCACCGCCCTGACCGAAAAGGTGAAATCCATTTTTGGCCGCAAACAGGCCAGCGATGACGCCCGTCTGAATGACGTGCATGAAGCGGTGACCGCTGTCGCTGAGCATGTGCAGGAAAAACTGAGCGCCACTGAGCAGCGCCTTGCTGAGATGGAAACCGCCTTTTCGGCACTTAAGCAGGATGTGACTGACAGGGCGGATGAAACCAGTCAGGCATTCACCCGCCTGAAAAACAGTCTCGACCACACCGAAAGTCTGACCCAGCAGCGCCGCAGCAAAGCCACCGGCGGTGGCGGTGACGCCCTGATGACGAACTGCTGACCGGCGTCAGTCAGTCCGGGAAAACCTTCACGATTAACCCTTAATTTCAGGAAAAACTATGCGCCAGGAAACCCGCTTTAAATTTAATGCCTACCTGTCCCGTGTTGCCGAACTGAACGGCATCGACGCCGGTGATGTGTCGAAAAAATTCACCGTTGAACCGTCGGTCACCCAGACCCTGATGAACACCATGCAGGAGTCCTCTGACTTTCTGACCCGCATCAACATTGTGCCGGTCAGCGAAATGAAAGGGGAAAAAATTGGCATCGGTGTCACCGGCTCCATCGCCAGCACCACCGACACCGCCGGTGGCACCGAGCGTCAGCCAAAGGACTTCTCGAAGCTGGCGTCAAACAAGTACGAATGCGACCAGATTAACTTCGATTTTTATATCCGCTACAAAACGCTGGACCTGTGGGCGCGTTATCAGGATTTCCAGCTCCGTGTCCGTAACGCCATTATCAAACGCCAGTCCCTTGATTTCATCATGGCCGGTTTTAACGGCGTGAGGCGTGCCGAAACCTCTGACCGCAGCAGTAATCCGATGTTGCAGGATGTGGCGGTCGGCTGGCTGCAGAAATACCGCAATGAAGCCCCGGCGCGCGTGATGAGCAAGGTCACTGACGAGGAAGGGCACACGACCTCTGAGGTCATCCGCGTGGGTAAGGGCGGTGATTATGCCAGCCTTGACGCACTGGTGATGGATGCGACCAACAACCTGATTGAGCCGTGGTATCAGGAAGACCCTGACCTTGTGGTGATTGTGGGGCGTCAGCTACTGGCGGACAAGTATTTCCCCATCGTCAACAAGGAGCAGGACAACAGCGAAATGCTGGCCGCTGACGTCATCATCAGCCAGAAACGCATCGGCAACCTGCCAGCGGTACGCGTCCCGTACTTCCCGGCGGATGCGATGCTCATCACGAAGCTGGAAAACCTGTCCATCTACTACATGGATGACAGCCATCGCCGCGTGATTGAGGAAAACCCGAAACTCGACCGCGTGGAGAACTACGAGTCAATGAACATTGATTACGTGGTGGAAGACTACGCCGCCGGTTGCCTGGTGGAAAAAATTAAGGTCGGTGACTTCTCCACACCGACTAAAGTGACCGCAGAGCCGGGAGCGTAACCGATGACGAGTCCCGCACAGCGCCACATGATGCGGGTCTCGGCAGCGATGACCGCGCAGCGGGACGCCGCCCCGCTGCGACATGCAACTGTCTATGAGCAGATGCTGGTCAAGCTGGCCGCAGACCAGCGCACACTGAAAGCGATTTATTCAAAAGAGCTGAAGGCCGCGAAAAAACGCGAACTGCTGCCGTTCTGGTTGCCGTGGGTGAACGGCGTGCTGGAGCAGGGCAAAGGTGCACAGGATGACATTCTGATGACGGTCATGCTGTGGCGTCTGGATACCGGCGATATTGCCGGTGCGCTGGAGATTGCCCGTTATGCCCTGAAGTACGGTCTGACCATGCCGGGTAAACACCGCCGCACCCCGCCGTACATGTTCACCGAGGAGGTGGCGCTCGCGGCCATGCGCGCCCACGCTGCCGGTGAGTCTGTGGATACCCGCCTGCTGACGGAGACCCTTGCACTGACCGCCACGGCAGACATGCCTGATGAAGTGCGCGCAAAGCTGCACAAAATCACCGGTCTGTTTCTGCGTGACGCTGGTGATGCCGCCGGTGCGCTGGCTCACCTGCAACGTGCGACACAGCTCGACTGGCCGGACTTATTGAATCGCTGTCACCGTCAGGGCGTCGGCGACTGAGCGCCGAACTGGCGAAACGTCTGCGGCAGAGTCAGCAGCGCCGGGTGATGGCACAGAAAGCCCCGGACGGCACACCCTACGCACCACGCCAGCAGCAGAGCGCCAGAAAAAAGACCGGTCGCGTTAAGCGAAAAATGTTTGCGAAACTTATTACCAGTCGTTTTTTGCATATCCGCGCCAGCCCGGAGCAGGCATCAATGGAATTTTACGGCGGGAAGTCGCCGAAAATCGCCAGTGTGCATCAGTTCGGTCTGTCGGAAGAAAACCGGAAAGACGGTAAGAAAATTGATTATCCGGCGCGTCCTCTGCTCGGCTTTACCGGTGAGGATGTGCAGATGATTGAAGAGATTATCCTGGCTCACCTCGACCGTTAGTTGTGCCATTCCCGACACCTCATCGTCACATTGCCGCCGGTATGACCCGGCGGCATCCTTCCCGTTATGAACACTCTCGCAAATATTCAGGAACTCGCGCGCGCACTGCGCAACATGATCCGCACCGGCATTATCGTCGAAACCGACCTTAACGCCGGTCGCTGCCGTGTGCAGACCGGCGGCATGTGCACCGACTGGCTTCAGTGGCTGACCCATCGCGCCGGACGTTCGCGCACATGGTGGGCACCTTCCGTGGGGGAACAGGTGCTGATTCTGGCCGTGGGCGGTGAACTCGACACGGCGTTCGTTCTGCCGGGGATTTATTCCGGCGATAACCGGTGTTAAACCGCGTATTCTCGGCGTGCCGGGACTGGATACCAAAGAGGTGGCTGTTGCACTGGCATCAGTCTGTCAGAAGCTGCGTGCTTTCGGGTATATCAGCGCATGGGGCTGTAAAACCATTTCCGAGGTGAAAGCCTACCGTCAGAATTTCAGCCAGCGTGAGCTGATGGTCATCTGGCCGGATTTCCTCGCATGGGATACGGTCACCAGTACCACCGCCACCGCGTATGCCACCGCCCGTGCGCTGGGTCTGCGCGCTAAAATCGACCAGGAGCAGGGCTGGCATAAAACGCTGTCCAATGTCGGGGTGAACGGTGTTACCGGCATCAGCGCATCCGTCTTCTGGGATTTGCAGGAGTCCGGCACCGATGCTGACCTGCTTAACGAGTCAGGCGTCACTACGCTGATTCGCCGCGACGGTTTCCGCTTCTGGGGTAACCGTACCTGCTCCGATGACCCGCTGTTCCTCTTTGAAAACTACACCCGCACCGCGCAGGTGCTGGCCGACACGATGGCTGAGGCGCACATGTGGGCAGTGGACAAGCCCATCACCGCAACGCTGATTCGCGACATCGTTGACGGCATCAATGCCAAATTCCGTGAGCTGAAAACAAACGGCTATATCGTGGATGCGACCTGCTGGTTCAGCGAAGAATCCAACGATGCGGAAACCCTCAAGGCCGGAAAACTGTATATCGACTACGACTATACCCCGGTGCCTCCTCTCGAAAACCTGACCCTGCGCCAGCGTATTACCGATAAATACCTGGCAAATCTGGTCACTTCGGTTAACAGCAATTAAGGAGCCTGACCGATGGCAATGCCGCGCAAACTCAAGTTAATGAACGTCTTTCTGAACGGCTACAGCTATCAGGGCGTTGCAAAGTCCGTCACGCTGCCAAAACTGACCCGTAAGCTCGAAAACTATCGCGGTGCGGGGATGAACGGCAGCGCACCGGTAGACCTCGGCCTTGATGACGATGCGCTGTCAATGGAGTGGTCGCTCGGGGGCTTCCCGGATTCGGTTATCTGGGAGCTTTACGCCGCAACCGGTGTGGATGCCGTGCCGATTCGTTTTGCAGGCTCTTACCAGCGCGACGATACCGGCGAAACGGTGGCCGTCGAGGTGGTCATGCGTGGACGTCAGAAAGAAATCGACACCGGCGAGGGGAAACAGGGAGAAGACACCGAGTCGAAAATCTCCGTGGTCTGCACCTATTTCCGGCTGACGATGGACGGTAAGGAGCTGGTCGAAATCGACACCATCAACATGATTGAGAAGGTGAACGGCGTCGACCGGCTGGAGCAACACCGCCGCAATATCGGCCTGTGATTTTCATCCGGTCAGCCAGGCTGACCGGTTAACCCCGATTCAGAAGTGAGAAAACCATGAACAAAGAAAATGTCATTACCCTGGACAATCCGGTCAAACGTGGTGAGCAGGTTATCGAACAGGTCACGCTGATGAAACCTAACGCCGGGACGCTGCGCGGTGTCAGTCTGGCTGCGGTTGCAAACTCCGAAGTCGATGCACTGATTAAAGTGCTGCCGCGCATGACGGCACCGATGCTGACCGAGCAGGAAGTCGCCGCGCTGGAACTGCCTGACCTTGTGGCGCTGGCCGGTAAGGTGGTCGGTTTTTTGTCGCCGAACTCGGTGCAGTGACGTTCCCGAAAAATCTCTCGGTCGATGACCTGATGGCGGATGTGGCAGTGATATTTCACTGGCCGCCATCAGAACTGTATCCCATGAGCCTGACCGAACTCATCACATGGCGCGAAAAGGCGCTCCGGCGAAGCGGAAACACGAATGAGTAACAATGTAAAATTACAGGTATTGCTCAGGGCTGTTGACCAGGCATCCCGCCCGTTTAAATCCATCCGCACAGCGAGTAAGTCGCTGTCGGGGGATATCCGGGAAACACAAAAATCACTGCGCGAGCTGAACGGTCAGGCATCCCGTATTGAGGGATTTCGCAAGACCAGTGCACAGCTCGCCGTGACTGGTCATGCACTTGAAAAGGCTCGGCAGGAAGCCGAAGCCCTTGCCACACAGTTTAAAAACACCGAACGTCCGACCCGTGCTCAGGCGAAAGTGCTGGAATCCGCAAAGCGTGCGGCGGAGGACTTACAGGCGAAATATAACCGCCTGACGGATTCCGTTAAACGCCAGCAGCGGGAACTGGCCGCTGTGGGAATTAATACCCGCAATCTTGCACATGATGAGCAGGGGCTGAAAAACCGTATCAGTGAAACCACCGCACAGCTTAACCGTCAGCGCGACGCACTGGCGCGTGTCAGTGCACAACAGGCAAAACTTAACGCAGTAAAACAGCGTTATCAGGCCGGAAAGGAACTGGCAGGAAATATGGCCTCAGTGGGCGCTGCCGGTGTGGGGATTGCTGCTGCGGGAACGATGGCCGGTGTTAAGCTGCTGATGCCCGGTTATGAGTTTGCGCAGAAAAACTCAGAATTGCAGGCCGTGCTAGGAGTGGCAAAAGACTCCGCCGAAATGACCGCACTCCGCAAGCAGGCGCGCCAGCTCGGCGACAATACCGCAGCCTCGGCAGATGATGCAGCCGGTGCACAGATTATCATTGCGAAAGCGGGTGGAGATGCTGCGGCTATTCAGGCAGCAACGCCGGTCACACTGAATATGGCACTGGCAAACCAGCGGTCGATGGAAGAAAACGCGCAATTGTTGCTGGGGACTAAGGCATCCTTTCAACTGTCAAATGATGATGTCAGCCATGTGGGCGACGTGTTGTCGGCAACGATGAATAAGTCGGCGGCTGATTTTCAGGGACTCAGTGATGCACTGACTTACCTCGGCCCGGTTGCGAGGACGGCAGGTGTAAGTCTTGAGCAGGCAGCGGCCATGACCGGTGTGCTGCATGACAATAACATCAGGGGGTCAATGGCGGGTACGGGTAGCAGTGCCGTTGTCACCCGATTACAGGCACCGACTGGAAAAGCATGGGATGCACTCAAAGAGCTTGGCGTTAAAACCTCGGACAAAAAGGGAAATATGCGTCCGTTGTTCACCATTCTGAAAGAGATTCAGGCCAGCTTTGATAAGCATAAGCTGGGAACGTCTCAGAAGGGGGAATACCTTAAAACCATTTTTGGTGAGGAAGCCCTGAAATCAGCGAACGTTTTACTGGCAGCGGCAGCAAGCGGAAAACTGGATACGCTGACCGCCACGCTGAAAGCCTCGGACGGTAAAACGGAAGAGCTGGTTAAAATCATGCAGGATAACCTCGGCGGTGACTTTAAGGAGTTTCAGTCCGCTTATGAGGCGGTGGGGACTGACCTGTTTGACCAGCAGGAAGGCGCACTGCGTAAGCTCACGCAGACGGCCACAAAGTATGTGTTAAAACTCGACGGCTGGATCCAGAAAAACAAATCACTGGCGTCAACCATCGGCCTCATTGTCGGTGGCGCGCTGGCGCTTATTGGCATCATCGGTGCCATTGGTCTTGTAGCCTGGCCGGTTATCACCGGCATCAATGCCATTATCGCGGCAGCAGGCGCAATGGGGGCAATCTTCACGACGGTTAGCAGTGCTGTTATGACGGCCATCGGGGCGATTAGCTGGCCGGTTGTGGCCGTGGTGGCCGCCATTGTCGCCGGGGCGTTGCTTATCCGTAAATACTGGGAGCCTGTCAGCGCATTCTTTGGCGGTGTGGTTGAAGGGCTGAAAGCGGCATTTGCGCCGGTGGGGGAACTGTTCACGCCACTGAAGCCGGTGTTTGACTGGCTGGGCGAAAAGTTACAGGCCGCGTGGCAGTGGTTTAAAAACCTGATTGCCCCGGTCAAAGCCACCCAGGACACCCTGAACCGTTGCCGTGACACGGGCGTCATGTTCGGGCAGGCACTGGCTGACGCGCTGATGCTGCCGCTTAATGCGTTCAACAAACTGCGCAGTGGTATTGACTGGGTACTGGAAAAACTCGGTGTTATCAACAAAGAGTCAGACACACTTGACCAGACCGCCGCCAGAACTCAAGCCGCCACGTATGGCAGCGGTGGTTATATTCCGGCGACCAGCTCTTATGCAGGTTATCAGGCTTATCAGCCGGTCACTGCACCTGCTGGCCGCTCTTATGTAGACCAGAGTAAAAACGAATATCACATCAGCCTGACGGGTGGTACTGCGCCGGGGACACAGCTCGACCGCCAGTTACAGGATGCGCTCGAAAAATACGAGCGGGATAAACGTGCGCGCGCCCGTGCCAGCATGATGCATGACGGTTAAGGAGGTGACTAAAAATGATGCTCGCGTTAGGTATGTTTGTTTTTATGCGCCAGACGCTGCCACACCAGACCATGCAGCGTGAATCAGATTATCGCTGGCCGTCAAATTCCCGTATCGGTAAACGGGATGCCTACCAGTTTCTCGGTGTTGGCGAGGAAAACATGACGCTTGCCGGTGTGCTTTATCCCGAACTGACCGGCGGAAAGCTGACGATGACCACGCTCAGGCTGATGGCAGATGAAGGCCGGGCGTGGCCGTTGCTGGATGGCACCGGCATGATTTACGGCATGTATGTCATCAG